TTAACGTCTCCTATTATTAATCCACTCAGCCAATTGGGATCGTAGTTATATATATTGATTTTGCGTTTGCTTGTTTGAACCCAAGTGTTTTTGTGTCCAATACCCTTACGAGATCCTGCAATCTCCCAACCCATAGCTTGCCAAAAGAAATTACTTTCCAGATCGTCAGCACAACCTGCATCAAAAGATAAAGTCCCAATAGACTTACCCCAATTGACAACTATGTTTAAAAGCAGTTTGCCCCTCTCAAATTTTCTGGCATCTTCTTGTAGGCAAATCTGAGCTATCTTTCCCTTGCGGTAGATTGCATTTCTTTTGCCAAAACTAGCTAGGCAAAAACCAACAAGGTCATCGTTAACAGTACACACAAATAGTTTGTCATTACAGACAGGTGACCATCTCTTGCCAGTTTTGATTCCTGTAATCGCAGATTCATACGCCATCTTTGGAATAAAACCTAAACTCAAACTTTCTTTTTTACTGAGGCTGACAACATATTTTATGTCTTCTAATACAGCCTCTCTCACTATTGTGTCTTCTATCATTTCATTCTGCCATCAAAGATAGCTTGGCTGTTCCCCTTGTTCTTAATAATCTCGCCAGTGTCTTGATCTTGGTATTCAACAAAGTCATCACCAGCATCATGCACCACCAAATCTTTTGGCATGATTTGTGGGATGTATAGATGTTCATCACAGGTAACTGTGGGCTTCCCTTTGGCGCAACTCCAAGTGCCATCTTTCTCTGGGGTCACATGGCTACAAGTCCTACAACTAACTTCTGGTATTTTGCATCCATGACATACAGCCCAATACGGACAGAACTTGCATTGCCAAAAACTTGCATCCTCACTTAATTTGGATGGTGGCGTCTCTGCAAATATAATTTTATTTGCCTTCTCGATAAGTTGCATGGCCTCAGACTTATCTAGCTTTAGACGTTCTGCATAAATAGCGTCAGTCTCCTTGCAAACTGCAAAGAAGTAGCAGTTCTCTAATTCAGCTAAGTGCATACCAATCTGGCATTGCGCCCAATAGATAGGCTTGCTTTTCTGCAATCCCTTCTTCTCGATATCTTTAAAACTTCTGGTGTTCATAGTTTTAAATTCAAGTGTGTGTGGCTTACTGCTCTCAGGAAAACCAAGACCTACGCCATCCAGAGACAATGCGAAGTGACCACCACATTCTGTAAATCTAACTTGCTTGCCAGTTTCTGGATCTACTTCCCAAATCTCTACACCGATATCTCTTAGGTTAGATACAACGCGATCTTCTTCACGATCACCTGTTTCAAACAGTCGAAGTATTCTCCCAGAGAAGTCTGGCGTCCATGCGTGCCTAAACTGATACCAAAGTGCGCGACTACATTCATTGCCAATTTGAGATCCACCCAAGTGAGGTCGATGCTCATTCTTTCGTTTCTGTTGATATTTCTCGTAAATGAGGCGAACTGTTTCTGGCGTCATGTATTGTTCAAGGTTCATTGTCTTCTCCATCTATCTAGTAAATCGGCTCACGCGGAGCCGATCCAGAGGTAGACGTTACTTCTTCCAAGGTGGTGTAGATGCACTCGCCGTTGCAACTACAGGTGATGCAGTAGCCGTAGCTCCACCTGCCGCGTCATAACCCTTAACTTCGTTAGTGGCATCGTACTGACCATCAGCCGCTCTAACTGCAACTTTAACCATCAGTGGCTTGTCACATAACTCAACACTATCCTTTGGGTTGTTAACACCAACGGCACGACAAATGCTCGATAGATTACGTTGTGCAATCTCAACCGCAGTTTGGTTTGGGTTCTGTAAGTTTAGTCGATCCCAAATTTTTCTGCCTTGATATGATCCTTCGATCACGTCAATTGTGAGTTCTAGGTATGAGCCAGTTCCAGCTTTAGTTGCCTTCTGCTCGGTGTTAGAAATTACAGCCTTGTACCAATCTGCTGGGATTGGTTCGTTAGTTGTTGTTGGCTCTATTTCCAATGCGTTAAATCCGTTTAAGTCCATGTGAGTTCTCCTACTCTGCTACAAATTGTGAAAATGGATTGCCGCCATCAAATGTAAATGGCAGTGGTTCAGTTATGTTGAACCGATTTTTGGTGACTGATGATGCCTGTGGAAAGCACAGTATCTCACGTTCACCTGTAGAAATGGCGCGTTTCTTATCGCCATCTCCGCGAGTAAATGTCTTCAGTCGGATTAATCCAACTAGGTCAACATTATCAGTGTAATGTGGAATGCTCTTCTTATGCATTCTCACACAGTACCTTGCGTATGGATCTAGATCAGGCAAGTCCAACGTCTCAGTGTCGGCGTGTCCAATGAAGACCACATTCATTCCAGTTTCATAAGCAAGAGATCCTGCCCATTCTCTGATTTGGCGGTGCTTCTCAGATGCAGTTCCATACCCTGCTCCATATCCACCCCCAGCTTGGTTTATAGATTTAGCTTTAGGATCAGCCGCTACAATTTCGCTTTCGATCATTGTTGCCAACTGCGTTATGCTATCGATCACCAATGTCTTAAACTCATGTTTGTCTGTAGCCAGAACCTCAATTGCATCTAAGACATCATTTGATGATGTAGCCAATGGAAACAGGCTGACGTTTTCATTTCCCATAAGCGATGCCGTTCCATCTTCAGTTCTTATAAAAACTGGCTTTGGAAACATAGCGGCTAGGGTAGTTTTACCCATTCCGCCTTCACCAAACAAGGTGGCGATTATTGGTCGCTGACCTGATGGCTTGGATAGTGATTTTAAATTTATAGCCATTTATATTCTCTATCCTCCCATTTCTCTTTAAAGACAGAGGCAAATACCTCGTCTAATATTTTATTTATTTCTTCCATTATTTTCTCCTTCTACAAAAATTAGATTTTCATGATCAGACCAACGTGTAAGTTTACGTTCCAATCTGATCTGCTCTGGGCTTTTAGCCATGCCATCTATAAACGTCACAGACTTCAACGCTTCAGATAGCATGACCAATTCATTGGCAGTAAGCTCCATTACAGAGCCTCTACTTTTACGCCAATTTTTCCAGATTTAGTTGTGAATGCCTTGGAAACTTTTGACCAAAGGCGCGGTTCTTTTTCCGCTAAATATCTACAGCCAGCGGCATCAGCAGATATGCTTACCTTAACTGGGTGTAGGTTACTTGAGATTTTATCTTTAACTTTATCCCACGCGATTGAATCAACCTTACGAGACACAGGCTGTGTCAATGTAATTTTGTACTCTTCTAATGTGTGGGTAATTGAGCCTTCACCTTTGGCATCTAGTGCTTCATTGATTTGCTCTTCTATCGCATGACGCTGTGCGATAATCTGTTTTTCTAACGCCTTTACTTCTAGCCACTCGGAGGCAAGTCCATCGATATTGCTCATGGCAATTTCCTTTCTTTCTTTTTTTCACTCATTCTCTACAGAATCTTGTTTACAGAAAGATTTTCACTATGTAAAGATGTTTTTACAAATAATGCAAAAAAGGATCAAAATAATGCAAACACTACTACCACTGGACGATATACGTGAGGCGTTACAAGATAGACGCCTGACAGTTGTCGCTGAGAAATGTGGGCTATCCCACCCAACTGTAAAGGGGATCGCATCTGGAGATGGTGTTGATCACATAAGTTTAACAACTTGGAAAAAACTTAGCCAATACCTGACCGAATCAACATGAGTTTAAAGGTAGAAGATTACTGCTCAAAGTTGAGTTGGTATCTGGTAACAATCCCTGCTGGCTCCAAAGGGCCAACGAGATTTGGTTGGCAACAACCAGAGAAGGCATTGTCAGATCCAGATCAGGCTAGACTATATTATGAGCAGAACCCAAATCACAATGTAGGATTACTGCATGGTGCATCTGGAACTTGTGCTATCGACATAGATAACGTCGAGCATACAAAAATAATTTTTGAGCATCTGGGAATAGATTTCTCTGAGTTGATGCAATCTGCACCACAGATTATCGGACGTGAAAATCGTGGCAAGCTGATCTTTAAAGCTCCACCTGATTTAATCACGCACAAGATATCGTGGCCTGTCGAGGGAGATCCACGCAAAACCGAAGTGGTGTTTGAACTGCGCGCAGGCTCTGTTCAGGATGTACTTCCGCCAAGTATCCATCCAGATACAGGTCGTCCATATGAATGGGCTGGGAGATCAATCTTCGATGGCTTGCCAGAACTGCCACCACAAATTTTAACATTGTGGCGTGAGTGGGATAAGTTTCGCCCACAGTTGATGGACATATGCCCTTGGAAAAAGAAGGCAGAGTTTCAGCCAACACGAAAGCCAAGACCTAAAAGTGATAGCACTTCAGTTATAGATGCATTCAATGATGCACATGACATGCACACTTTGATGGTTCAGTATGGATACAAGCCAACGTCTAAAAGTAGATACCTATCTCCCAACAGCACGTCAGGATTAGCTGGTGTTAAACTATTTGATGATGGCAGAGCTTACAGCCACCACGCATCCGATCCATTTGATAATGCCCATACATTTGATGCATTTGAATTGTGGTTACAGTTCGAACACATGGGTAATGTACAGAAGGCGGTCAAAGAAGCCGCTCAAATATTAAACGTAACACAAGACGCAGAGTATGATTTAGACAAGGAAGCAATCGAGCATGGCGCACGAGTCGCCAAGAATATTATGACTACCCCGAAAATAGGTGGCTATTCTCAGGAGACAACAGAAATAGGTAGAATACCTGAACATTTACTAAGTGTGCCTGGGGTTCTTCAGGATGTTGTAAATTACTACACTGTATCTGCAATCAAACCCCAACCTCAATTTGCTGTGCAATGTGCAATTGCATTTGGTTCAGTTTCAATGGGTCGTCGGTGGGTTACTGATCAGAGAAACTTCTCTAGCTTATACTTCTTAAATATTGGTGAGACTGGATCTGGTAAGGAACACACGAAAACTGTCATAGAAGAATTACTTGAGCAGTCTGGGTTAGAAGACTTAATAGGGCCTGCTGGATATACTTCGAGTGCAGGTGTTTTGTCTACACTAACTAAAAAGCCAACGCATGTATCTGTAATTGATGAACTTGGGCGACAGTTAAAGGCGGCATCTGCAAAGGGTATGCAACATAAAGCTGACGCGATAACTGCAATCATGGAATGCTTTGGACGCCAAGATGGAACTTTAAGGCAACAAGGTTACGCAACCAACACAATGAAATCGGCAGACGCAGAGAAGTTGGAGAAGGTTGTGAAACGTCCATCTCTCACATTGGTTGGAATGTCTACACCCTCAGAGTTTATGCAAGCTATTGGTGGAGGTGATGTTGCATCTGGATTGCTCAATCGTTTTATAATTGTGAAGTCTGAAATTGGTGTGCAGATGTCCCAGAAGAAACGTAGGTCAACAATATCTGATCGACTTGCTACTTGGGCAAAAGATCATGCCAATGCAAATGAAGGTGACTTAGATACTGGCAACAGTCATGACATGCCACCCCATCCACTAGAAGTTGCATTTACTCAGGAAGCTGAAGATCTTCTGCGTGAGTACGAGCAGAGATTGGTTAACGCAATTAAGAAGGAAACAGGTACAGGTCTGGAGGCTATGTATAATCGATCACGCGAGATTGCCATGCGTTTGTCTCTGATCATTGCTCGGTCAATGGGTCAGGATGAAATAAGTGCAGATGCAATGCAGTGGTCTATTGATTATGTTAATCACTACGCAATCCAAACTATCGAGATGTTCAGGTCTAATATGTCAGAAGGCCCATTTGAAGCGGCATGTAAGGCAGTATACGCACGAATAGAAAAGGCTGGGTTAACTGGCTTAACTGAACGTGAGTTAGCCAGAAGCGTATCAACCTTTGCAAATATGGATAGACGCAAGCGTGCTGACATTCTCGATGCACTGCAAACTGACAGAGGTATTGAGTGTAGAAATCAAAACGAAAGTGGGAAAGGTAGGCCAAAGTTTGCTTACTTCTCACCACCAATAAATTAAGAAAGGAGTTGAGATGTCAAATTTAAAAGTTTTACCAATTAAATCTGTTGATACTTACAATTGGTTATTAAAAAAACATTACGCAAAAAGAATACCAAACATAACAAATGCATTTGGTTTGTTTAATGAGTCTGAACTTATTGGTGTTGTCACTTATGGTATCCCCCCATCCCCCGCTCTTTGTATGGGTGTTTGTGGAGAAGAGCATTCAAGTAAAGTAGTAGAGCTGAATAGATTATGCCTACAAGATAATGATAAGAATCAATCTTCTTTTCTAATATCTCAATCTTTAAAGATGTTACCAAAACCAAAAATTGTAATTTCATATGCTGATATAAGTCAGGGTCACGTTGGATATGTTTATCAGGCAACTAACTTTTTATACACTGGCCTGAGTGCAAAGAGAACAGAGTGGCGGATCATAGGATCAAACCTACATTCCAAAACTATCACTGAGCAAAGCACACTCGAAGAAAGAAAAAGCAATCCAGACAAATATGAATACATAGATAGGCCACGCAAACATAGGTATATTTATATTGTTGGAAGTAAAAAGGATCGAAAACTTTTAACTAAGTCTTTAAACTACGATCAGTTCCCTTACCCTAAAGGTGAGACAAAACAATATAACTCTGGAAGTAAAGTTATTACTCAAATGGTATTAGAATTATAAGAAAGGAAAAACAAAATGGCTAAATGGGCTACGAGCAAAAATACAAAAGAAGCAACGCGAGGTGACATTCTCGACACTGCCAAGAAGTATGTAACGAAAGATAGGGCGTCTGATCATGGTGACATGGAGGATAACTTCAAGATGATTGCAGACTTCTGGTCAACTTACTTAGGTGTAGATGTAAAGACACATGATGTAGGTGTTATGATGAACCTCCTGAAAGTTGCACGAATCAAATCAAATCCAAAACACCCTGACAATTGGGTGGATGGAGCTGGGTACATGGCGTGTGGTGGCGAACTTGCAAGTAAAAGGAAGAGGTCAAAAATGCCCCCACTTGATGCCAATGGAAAATTTACAAAGCATGAGGAAGAGTTATGACTTTCTACACAATGCTTGTCCTGACATATGTAATAGATGGCGCAGAGATCCAAAAGAAAACTTTGTATAGAACTGCGTATGAGTGTGGCAATGCACTGCCAGAAGTATATGAACCATATATAAATATGAATAGCATGGGGCAGTGTATCGAGACAGATAAGATATCATCTATAACTTCTACACCAAAACTAAGACCAATTAATTTAGGGAAGTAGTCGTGTAAGGTGGCGGTTATATTCTTAAAATGTTAGCGCATTTAGTAGCGAATATGCCTGAAGTGAGATCTGATATTAACATGCCCGATAAAACTGATTTCATTTAACCACCTTACTGCACAACTATAAAGTTTGATGATGTCTAAAGCAATAAAAAAAGACCCACCGAAGTGGGTCAGTAAAGTAAGACAGGGATACAGGAATAAATCCTAGTCGAGCAGTTAAACTCTCCTTATCACAAAACCATCAATCCTACAACTACAATTAAAATTGTGGCAACCAACAGTAATCCAGAGAAAATTTCTTTTGTCAGTCCAACATTGAATAGGAGCTGTGGCTTCTTATCATGTACATCAATGTGACCACGCAAATTAATTGATACCCACTTACCACTGTCGATAGGTACTTCACCTGACTGTGTGTATATCCACAAACTCTTGTGGCCTAACCTTTTGCCTGAGTTAATTTTAACCCAGTCAGGGAAGTCATTGGTAAAGGTTATGTTGTTGAACCCCTTGAACTTCCATCTCTTAATAATCATATTCATTCCTTTCTAAATTTCTTGAAATATTTCTTCTGCCAGATTTAATGGCAGTTCGATTGTCGTTACCCTATAGTCACACTTAGGGCAAACCTTTCGACGTTTGGTAGTTAGAAATCCAAAGGCAGAATGCGCCCTAGAATCCTTTGCCGCTAGTTTTGTGTTACGACAGTGAGGGCAGTAACTAGATGACAATTTTTTTATTGGTTCCATTTTAAAATCCTAACCAACGCTTCAGTCTTGGAAACCAATTGCTTGGCTTGATGTCTTCTTCCATTTCCTCAAGCGCATTTCTAAGAGATTGCATTTCACTTGCTTGCTTCTCTTGTTCTTTTTGAACTGTGTCAGGCTCACCAAATGCAATGCCAACGGATGCTATCTGATCGATAACACTTGGCTTGCCATATGGTAAATCCTTTTGGTGTATGCGATTGATTACAGATGAAGGTGAACGCTTTAAGTCCTTTGCAATTATTTTTGTTGGCACTTTTGCTTCTCGCATCAACACCAATTCCGCATCTTCGGCGGCAGTCCAATATTTATAACCCATTTTTATTCTCCTTTTTAAATTTTGTCGAGACTATCCCAACGCTTCATAAAATTTACGATCCAAGTAGACTGCTTTGGTGTAAGCTCATACTCATAAATCAATTCCATAGCGCACATTGACTTGAAGCCTTGTGCTAAACGCCACTTCTCCAATTCATCAATCAGAGTTTCCGATGTTTCTTTAGGGGCAACTGGTGGCAATCTGCCACCACCCTTTACCAGACGATCAATATTCGCTTGCGCTCTCTGAACAATTTCCAATTCTTTTCTAATTGTTTCATCCATTCGGCGTTGTATCTTTTGACCATACGCTGTTCGCAAGTTAGGAGTGCCGTCTTTTTTCTGCCAATGTGCTAAGTAATCGTTCATTACTTCATCCTCCTTAAAAGTTATAATCGTAAAATTTATATGGTTCAGTGTTTAAATGGTGACGCCCATAAGCTGAATGAAAGTAACCATCTTTGCGAAGTCTTGCACGCATAACGCCATGATCTGGATTAGACTTGTAACTATATTTTTGGCTACGTTGGTTGGTGCAGTGACCAGAAAAACCACCAACAATAATTTCTGGCTTCCAATCTTTATCTAACTCTGCATCCATATAGCGAAGCTCAATAGTTTTTGAAGATACAACACGCACGATTTCATATGGCTCAACATCGCTGTAACCAGACTTATTAGCATGTGTGTAATCAACAGTATCTAAACCATAAACATATGTTGTAGTGTAGTCTCTGTTGCTACTAGATGATGGAAGTTTTTCAATCATATCTTTTGCCTCTTCAAGAGTTGCAAAAGTTGTTGTTATATCGTGCGTTGTTTGAACGCGCTTAAATCTAAAAGAAAGAAAGTATCTCAACTCTGTGTGTGAGCGATTACTTTTTTTACATATGACAGTATCAGTAACTGTGATTACGTGACGTTTTAACATTATACTGTCTCCTCTAATGCTTCAGCAAATTGGTCTACAGTTAACATCTCAGTTCCCTCAGACAATTTAGAAATTTTAGTTAAAAGATATTGAATGTTGTTATTAGCCATTTCAGCTTTCTTAGCTTCAGCAGTTATTTCTTTGTGAAGGTCAGCTATTTTATCAGCCAAAGTTGGTGGGTTATCTGCAATAGCTTGCATTCTTCTGCCAACAGCAGATCGTTGGTCAAATTTGCCATTTTTAGTTTTGTTTAACATTTTTTTATTCCTTTTCTCTATCTATACACATTATATAGCATACTGTATTTAGTATAGCAATAGGTAAAGTGAATAAAAATAAAAAAAGTTTAAGACATATCCATCTTAACTGGTAAGTACCAACCCTTACGGCGATCTCGCTCACCCTCGTTGAAGTTGCGCTCCCATCTGAGGACGTTCACAATATCACAGCTTTCAGAGGCTACCATACATGCAATCATCACAGCCACTGGATCTCCTCCACCAGCCCACAGTAGATAGTCATCTTCACTAAACGACTGAAGTATAACTCTCGCAATGTTTATAGCTCGGCTCGGATTAAATTGAGGTTTCTCGTCAGGCTCAAAGATAACCTGTAACTTACCATACTTCGTGGCGTCAGATAAATCTGGAGTCCACCCAAACTTATTTTCTCTGGGTCTTGTTACAATGTAAACTGTACTCATATCTGTTCCTTTCTCACGTTTTTTCTTATTGGCAGTTTTATTGTCATCTTATTGGCATATTAAATTTTTGCGTTTTTATCAACAAAATAAGGGCGAAAGTGATTTTTGGCATATTTGGCATATTTGGCAGATACCCCCTAATAGATCCCCCCATATTTTTACTACCCCCCATACCTATATATGTGGGGGAGAAGGGGGGGGTATGACAATATGACAATAAGAATAATAATAATAATATATATATAATATAACTATATAAATAAGTAGTATAGGCTTAGTTCTTATTGGCAGATCGGTATATGACAATAAGGTGACAATAAGGTGACAATAAGAGATTTGTATCTGATCCTTTTCTTTTTTTAAGAGTTAGGCTATATTTCGTTAAATACAGCTAACCACTGAAAAGAAAGGTCAACACTATGTCAGATGTCAAAACTAAAAAATTAATCGGTAGACCGAAGTTCGATATTACAGATGAAGTTTTGCTTAACGTAGAAAATCTTATGACCAAGGGATTAACGAAAGAACAGGCGGCTGGAATGCTAGGCATTTCAAGGGCAACATTCTTTCTTTATCAGGATCAAAATTCAGACTTTTCGGATGCTATAAAAAGAGGTCAGGCTCGTGGCATAGATGCCGTGACTAACGCTCTCTTTGAAAAGGCCACGATTGATAGAGACAATACAGCGATGATATTCTTCCTGAAGAACAGAGCTGGGTGGGTGGACAAGCAAGAGGTTGCAACCACTGTCGAACAGAAACACGTCATAGATTTAACAAGGATACCAGATGATCAGCTCAAATCAATTGAGGACGCATTTAGCAGGATTGACGTTGGAACAGGTGAGAGCGGAGAAGTATCGCAGATCATTGAGGGAATTTACGAAGGCTAGTTGGCCTACGATTGAACCTGGCGTTCCATTTAAAAACAACTGGCACATCGATGCAGTCTCGGATCACTTGCAAGCTGTAGTCGAGGGCGACATCAAACGTCTGATCATTAACGTGCCACCTCGACACATGAAGTCAATCAGCGTGGCTGTTGCTCTGCCAGCTTGGACTTGGGCGCACCAACCTCACAAAAAGTTTCTCTACGCATCTTACGCAAGTTCCTTGTCGATCAGGGATAGTACGAAGTGTAGAAGGTTAATCGACAGTCCTTGGTATCAGGCGCACTTTGGCGATAAGTTTAATTTGACCGACGATCAGAACCAAAAGCAGAGATTTGAGAATGATAAGACAGGCTATCGAATCGCAACGTCAGTTGGTGGTGCGTTAACTGGTGATGGTGGTGACATCATCTGCATTGATGATCCACACAACTCTGTAGAAGCAGATAGCTCTAAAGTGCGTGAAGGTGTACTTGATTGGTGGGATCAGGCCATGCAGACACGATTAAACGATCCCCAGACTGGTGCGTTTGTAATTATTATGCAGAGGCTACACGAACAGGATCTCACAGGTCACGTCTTGGCAAATCAACTTGGTGATGAGTGGGATCACCTAATGTTGCCTGCTCGTTATGAAATAGGTGCGCCGAATCCTATGAAGTCGTCACTTGGGTTTACTGATCCAAGAACAAAGGAAGGTGAGTTGCTATGGCCTGAAAGAATTGACGAGAAAACTTTATCAACTCTGGAGCGATCTCTTGGATCATATGCATCTGCTGGTCAGTTACAGCAAAGACCATCGCCAAAAGGTGGTGGTATCCTGAGAGCATCGTGGTGGGTTCCTTGGGAAAAGCCAGACTTACCAGAGATCGAATATGTTCTTCAGTCATGGGATACTGCATTCGAAGCCAAGGAAAGCTCTAGCTTTAGTGCCAGAACAACTTGGGGTGTATTTAAGCACAAAGGCGCAATGTGTGCGATTGTCTTGGAGGCTTGGTACGATAAGGTGAGCTACCCAGATTTACGAAAAATTGCACAAGAGTCTTACGAAGATTGGGAGCCAGACGCTGTATTGATCGAGAAGAAGGCGTCAGGCCAGTCTCTACTGCAAGATCTACGCATGGCTGGAATACCAGTTTTAGCTTATTCTCCTGACCGAGATAAGGAAGCGAGAGCGCACGCATCAAGCGCACTTTTAGAAGATGGAAGAATTTACTACCCTTCTGATCGAAAATGGGCTAAAGATTTAATAGACATATGCGCGGCTTTTCCTGCACACCCCAACGATGACGTTGTTGATACGTGTACACAGGCTTGGTTGCGTTTACGAAAAGGATGGTTTGTTGGACACAGTGAAGACCCTGAAGATGACGAGCCAGTAGAAAAACAAAGGATTACCCTCTATGGCTGACCCAAATATTATACCATTTGCTGAAGGCGCACCTAGTGATGAGTTAATGATCGAGGAGCTTGCAGATGGCGATGTTCTGATTGGTGACCCAGAGTTAGATGCGATGGACGAGGCAGATGCCGCAGAATTTGATTCCAACTTAGCTGAACAGATGGATGAACGAGATCTCGCACGAAAAGCGCAAGAACTTGTAGGTTATTACGAAAATGACGAAGAAGCTCGGTCAGAGTGGAAGGAACGCTACAAAGAAGGATTGAAGACATTAGATCCAGATGGCGGACTTGACGAAGGCGAAGATGAACGTGGCACACGCGGACTTTCAGTTGTAGTGCATCCGTTAATCGCTGAAGCGGCAACTCAATTCAATGCGAAGGCAATTGCAGAGCTTTACCCATCAGGTGGGCCAGTTAAATCTGTAATCATAGGCAACCCAGATGAAGAGCTAGAAGAGCAAGGTCGCCGTGTTCGTGAGTTTATGAATTACCAAATCACTCAGGAAATGCCTGAGTATTTCCCTGACTTAGACCAGATGCTATTCCACCTTCCGTTAATCGGTCATACCTTCAAGAAGGTTTGGTGGAACGTAAACATGGATCGCCAGTGCAGTGACTTTGTTAAAGCTGAAGACTTTGTGGTCGCCCCAGAAAGTAAAGACTTATACACCTCACCACGTTACACGCATATTATTCGTATGCCAAAGAACGACTTCAATCGTTACGTGCAGAACGGATATTACCTACCGACGAAGTATGCTGGCGGAGATACGATTGATCCATCAGGTGATGTAATCGGTGAGATCGAAGGCGTTGATGAGTACGATGATAGCAACGATGATGTAATGACATTACTCGAAATGCACGTCTACGATTTGTTTGACGGATTCGATGGCGAAGAAATGGTTGATGGCGAATCAGAAGACAATGCAGTTGCATTGCCGTATGTCATTACAATTGATTACGAGAATCAAAATGTTGTGAGCATTAGACGCAACTGGAAGCAAGACGATGAACTGAAGCAACGCCGTGATTGGTTTGTGTCATACAAATTCTTACCAGGTTTAGGGTTCTATGGCTTTGGCTTGTACCACATGATTGGTGGTTTGGGTAAAGCGGCAACTGGATCGTTACGTGCATTGCTAGACAGTGCCGCATTTAGCAACATGCAAGGTGGATTTAAATTACGTGGTCGCGTCCAAGGTGGCGACATGCAAATTAGTCCAGGCGAGTTTAATGACATCGACAGTACAGTTGATGACATCAACAAAGCTATTATGCCATTGCCGTTTAAAGAGCCAAGTGGATCTCTGTTTAATTTGCTAGGCTTTATGGTTGATGCTGGACAGAGATTTGCAAGTACGGCAGATTTAAATGTCGGAGATGTAAATCCGAATGCACCTGTTGGCTCAACTGTTGCGTTGATCGAGCAAGGATCGAAGGCATTCAGTGCGATACACAAGAGATTGCATTACGCACAAGGCCAAGAATTTAAATTGTTAGCGCAGTTAAATGCTGAAAATCTACCTGACGAGTTTAGTTTCTCACAAGCTGGAGCAGATGATACTATCTATCGAACTGACTTTGATGATCGAATTGATATCATACCAGTTAGTGATCCAAACATATTCTCAACAGCACAGCGAATTGCACAGGCACAAGCTGTTCTGGAGATGTCACGATCCGCTCCACAATTCCATGATTTGTACGAGGCATACAAACGTATGTACGAGGCACTTCGGATTCCGAACATAGATCAAATATTGCAGAAGCCAGAAGAGGCTGTGCAAATGGATCCAATTGACGAGAATATGAGCGTATTGTACGGCAAAGGTATTCGAGCATTCCCAGAGCAAGATCACGATGCACACATTGCGGTTCACATGCAGTTCTTGCAAGATCCGTCATTAGCAGGAAACCCTGGGGCTAAAGCTATGCAACCTGTGTTAATCGCACATATCGCAGAACACATTGCGCTTCTCTATCGTCAACGCATGGAGGCAAGCATTAATATGCCTATGCCGATGTTGCCAGACTTTAAAGATCCTAAGTTTAAGTTTGAGGCAGTAGATCCAGAGATGGATCGCTTAATCAGTCAACGTGCGGCTGAAGTTGTGAAGGCATCACCTCAGATGAAACAAATCGAGGCAATGAAAGGCATGATGGGCGGACAACAAGGTCAGCAAGGCAATCCACTGCAATATGCACAGGAACTTGCTAAACTTGAAACCGAAGCACTCAAGGCTAGAACACAAGCACAAATCCAAGCAGATCAAGCTAAGGCGAAATCTAATATCGAGATCAAGCAAGCTGAAGCGCGACAAGACATGGAGATCGAAATGGCAAAGGCACAAGCTGACATGCAAGCCAAGATCACTAAGTTGGAGGCAGATCTGCAACTAGAGCGAGAAAAAAATAATGCTAAAATTCAAATGGAGGCAATGAAAAATGTACCCCCCACAGTATAACTTGCCACCAATTAATCCTGCGGCCTTTGGCGGTTTACCGCAAGAAAGACCACAAGGTGCGCCCCCACTACCCTCCCAAGGTGGGGGTCAGCAACCAATTGACATGAATAAGTATCTGGTTGATAAAGTAATGGAGATTAAGCGTCGAATGGCAGGCGGCGGAGATGTAGGTGCGTTAGGCGCATTTGCAAGCGCAATGCCACAAGCACAACAGCCACCTATGTCGGGGCAACCAAATCCAAACCCAGAGCAAATGAGGGCGTAGTTTTATGATCAATACGTTATTTTCAAAGAACCCAGTTTTTATGTGTTTCGGTGGCGGAGGATCAGGTGGATCTAGTGCAGGTGCGGCGAGTAGTGGCGGAGGATCAAGGGCAGATAGAAAAGGTGCGGCGGCAACTTTCTCTGCGCCAAAGCCAGTATATACGCCACCACCAGTAGTTAATACATCGAGAGATAGACGAGATCGTAATCCAGTACCTGCAAATGTTAGTCCTAACCCTAGTACATATGGAAATTTGCCAATAAATCCTATAGTTAATACAGCTACTAATGCATTTAATGAAATTGACAGAGACGAAATAATAAATGTAGCGACTAATGCGTTGAATACTCCTAGCTATATGACATCTGGAACACCTACTCCTCGTCCAGAAAATTTAAGTATCGATCCATTATCTATGAATGGAAATAACGGCGCACTTGGTCAAGTTAGTAGATATGGCGTTTACGCTGGCGATGGATTTGAATTTAAAGACAGTGGTCAAGGTTACCAAACCAGAACATTCACTGGCGCACCAGAAACAATGAACAATCTTGGTCAAGATATTTCAATAGCAAATGAACTGGCCTATGGTAGCTTAGAAGATAGGGAAAACTTTAGAAGAATAGGCCAAAAATCTTTTGATGAAGGTGGTGAGTTTGCCCTTTCAAAAGGATCTGCAAATGATGGAGATTTATTAGAGTTTTTAAAGACAGGTAGTTTTGGTGCAAGTGATTCATTCGTTGATCAATATGGATTAAGAAATGCTGAACCTGTAGTTGGAGGTGAGCAAGTAGGTGCATTGTCGTCGGTTGCGTCAGGAAACGCTCCTCAGTTTGCGACGACGACAGCCGATTACACTGGACTTGAGAATGTATACAATTCGCAAGCTGAAGAGATGGCTAACTTCTTTACGCCTAGTGATGGAGCTTCATACGTTCGTGGTCAGCTTGTAGACGATGCTACAGGTCAACCAATAAGAGCTGGTGGAATGACATCTACTCGTAATACAATCCGTGGTACTTTTGATAATCAAAGAAATAACATTGAAGGATTTGGTGGGCTTGGTGCAGGAGCAATACAAAACTCAACAAGAGAGACAATGGCAAATCTACTAACGCCTGGTGATAGAGCCGCTTATGTAAATGGTCAGTTGGTTGATACTACGACTGGTAAATCACTAGAAGGCGGTGGCTACACTTATGATGCTGAAGGTAAAAATCCAGACTACGTTTATGGAGTATCTGATGACTTCAGCAACAACCTACAAGTTGATACAACTGGTATGGATACAGGTGCGGCTAATGCGGCAATAGCAAATCAAATAATGCAAAGAGATGTACCTCCAGGTGATTTAGCATACTTTGTATCATTCTTGCCAGGTATGACTGTTCCGTTAATAGGTGGTTATTTAGGTGAGAAGATGTTGGAAGGTGGCATTGAAGGTCGAAGGTCAGTTATAGCTGAACAGACTGCCGCGTTACAAGCTGGAGCTACTCCAATATACAACGATAAAGGTGAGTATGTTGGGTATGATGCAGGTCAAGGCACTGTAGATTACAATCCAAGTAGCTATAAATCACAAAGTACAAATACAAGTCCAGTCGTTACTACTAGCAATCGTGATAATGACAGAAGCACGCAAATTTCACAAAACCCAGTTGTAAACGATATATTCAATAGATACTACAAAGGTGGTTCAGGCGTAGGGTTACCAGATTGGTTGCGTAGATACGCATCTGGAATGAGAATCGATGAATTACTAACAAAGGTAACTGGATCTGATGGTACAGTAATGTATAAAACTCCAGACGGACAATACATTGAAGAACAGTATTTAACTGGTGCAAAAATGAGTGCAGAATAAAAACATATAAAAGGAGGCAGTTATGCCAAACATCGAAGAAAACCCTGACTTTCAACTGCTAAAACAATTTCTGCAAAGCATTAATCCAAATGACATGGATGAAGCATCTGCAACAGAATTAATGGATCTTGGCAAGATGATCCAAAATGGTGGCGCACTTACTGATCGCCAACGTGAAATGTTTGCAAGTGTTGTGGGTGCGATGCCTCCTATGGGTGATGCTGATAGTCGTAGCCTTATAGAAGAAGATTTACCTACAGGTGAAGTGGCAGGTCTGACTGAAGTAACATCACCAATGCCACAAATGCGCCCAGATAATTTAGGTATGCAATCCCCAATGCCTAGAATGCGCCCAAGTAACTTAGGAGGTTAAAATGGCTGAAGTAAATATCGGAAACATGGAAGACAATGCAATTCTCTTTGAAGAGAAAATGGGCTTCCCACATGACACTGATGGCTTAGAGTTATCAGATGAGCAACTTGTTAACTTCTTATTGTTGTGTCACCAAGAGCATGTACTTGGCGATGAAGAGTATGAAGATGAAGAAGAAATGATGTACGAAGATGACGAAGAAATGATGGAAATGCCAGATGGCAAAGATGTCAAAGTAAAAGTTATGAAACTCGATGGTGGCAATGTCCATGATATGATCAACAAACTTCTAGGAGGCTAACATGCCATACAGTAAGTATTCTCCAAAGCAAAAAAAGTTAGCGGCGGTTGCAGGTAATCCAAAAAAGATTACTGGTGCTGATTTAAAGGCTGTTGCGAAACGTAAGAAGAAGAAGAAAGCGAAGAAGTAATGCCTGATTACAAAGATTTCCTATTAAAACTAGGTAATAAAGTTGGATTGGACGTTGAAGATTTTATTGGCACAGGAATAAAAAAGATAGGAGAGCAAGTTGACGAAGGCTTGCGATATATCGAAGATCAAGGTGCGCTTGGTTCTTTACTGAATAGATATTATTCAAACATGAATCGTGGAAGCAAGTTAACAACACGCGAACAAATGCAAAATACAGATTTAGGTCGTATTAAAGTAAATGTTGGTAAGGTTCCACTTGAAGAAACTGGACGCACGATTATAAAACCTGATGATGTTGTTGATGTTGAGCCTTTTCCTTTAGAAAGATTTTTTGACGAAGATGTTGCTGTAATACCTACTATGTGGGATCGAAGTGATCTGGGTGTACTCACACGGGTAAATGATGAAAATCTTGCATTCCCTGTGCCTCTTGACGCTGGATATCAGTATCCAATGACAAGATCTAATTTTGATGCAAATAGATTTGGTGCAAGTAATAAAAGTCCTGTCACAACAGTTATGAACGCCGCAAAACGTGCTTCAGGTCAAGAAATAGATAAAAAAACTGGTGAAATTATTAAAGAAGGCAAGCCAGTTTTTGGTGTGTATACTAACATGGGTGGTGAAAGTAACGACTACTCTACAATGGTATCTGATACAATTATTGCCATGATGCCGAATACTAAAATTACTAAAAAATCAATTAAAGAGTTTGATGATCTTATGAAAGATCGTATTGAAAATTGGCCAGGTTTAAATGGTGTACAAGACAATCCTGAAAAAATGAAAAAACTTAGGGATTTTTTAAATAGACCAGAAGGCGGAAATGATCGAAAACTTTTTGTTAAAACAATGGAAACTGGAAAATGGAATAGCCAAGGTTTTCCAGATGTTACTTCAGCAAGAGCGGCTACATCTGTACAAGATATGTTTGGTATAGGTACTGGAGATGCTACTGGTCGCATAATAGGTCAAATTGATTACAATGCACCTACAACAAGAGTAACCGATCATAACACATATCCTGTGTCAATACCTCGTGTCCCAAATACTCCATTGTATAGAGCATCCACCCAAGGTGGTGCATTTGTTGATATACCTAGAGATTTAATATTGCCAGATTATTTAAAAGCAAGAAGATTGGCTAATAAACCTGAAGTTAGTGATACGAGAGCTATTACTATGTCAGTTCCATCACAAGATTTAACACCAAAAACTATAGATGATATAATGATGGAAATAAGGAGAATGGAAAATCGTGGATATCCCTATAATCGTTAACCGCCATCTGGATCTGGAAAATCTTTTCTATTTATTCCAAGCGCACTGCAAAGATAAATATCTAAACCCTCTATTTTATTCTCTTGGTCAGTCGTTAAGTTGCCACTTTTGTCAGAGTTTTGATGAACATCTTCAGCAAGTTTCCAAATTCTATCCCAGACAATTTGGCGTATAGTATGTGGGTCGTCCATTTTATATTCCTTTCTAATAGGAAATACAGTATAGTGAATTTAAACTAAAAGGAAAGAGGCAATGCCTGCAAAGAAAAAAGCAAAGAGGGACGCTTGTTACAGAAAAGTAAAAGGCAGATACACACGTAATGGTGGTACATGGCCTTCTGCTTATGGTTCAGGTGCTTTAGTTAAATGTCGCAAGGTAGGCGCAAAAAATTGGGGTAATAAAAGTGCCAAAAAAAAGTAGTAACAGTTTAAAGACTTGGTTCTCTCAGAACGATGGCAAAGGTTGGGTTGACTGCAAGACAGGCAAGCCATGTGGTCGTAAGTCTAGAACGAAAACTAAACGAGGTTATCCTGCATGTAGACCAACTATGTCACAATGCAAAAGTAAGGCTGGTAAGATAGCCACTAAGAATAAGACATCCGCAAAGCGTATAAGTTGGAAAAAATCAAAGAAGAGGAAAGCATAATGGCTAAAGGTGTTAAACATTATTTCAAGAATGGCAAAGAACATAAGGGTGCTACTCACAAAGATGCCAAGGGCAAGGTAATGTCTGGGGCGCGTCACACCGCTTCTAGCAAGTTTCTAGTCCACATGAAGGATCTATCGGCTACAGCTAAGAAGGTGGCTAAGAAGTAATGCCTAATTATGGTTCTTTAAAAGATTTTGTTATGTCTATGGGTCGTGAGTTATTTGCCTCTGCCACCAGAGGCTATCCAGCACTTGCTAAACTTGCAGAGGAAATTGGAATAGACACAAAGGACATATCTTCAATTGCGTCTGCATCCGATGAAGCTATTCAACAGGTATTAGATAGAGGTGCGCGTCAAGGAATTATAGATCCACGACAAGCTAATGCCATTAAAATAGAGATGGCGAAGGATGCACAACCCACACTGAAAGTGGACAATCCGAATGAAGATTGGCTTGCAAGCAAAATAAGATTTGCTGAACGTTCCAAAGTAGATGCACCTCCAAATACATATAGGGCAAACTTAGGTAACTCAGATGGTATAACTGGATACTTTAGTAAGCCAATAGCACTTGACCCAAAGATGCTTGCTGATGTTAGAGGCTCAATGGGCGAAGAGAGCTTTAGACCTGACGCAAGAAAAATAAAAGATCTCAGGGAAAGTATTGCAGAGGGTGGCTACGAGGCATCTCCAATTCTTATCCATGTGCGTGAAGATGGCGTACCATTTGTGGTTGAAGGCAATCACAGGATCATTGAAGGTATTGAAAGTGGTAGGCCAACTATACCTGTAGAACTTAAATATCTTAGAGGATCTGAAGATGTAGAAGATGGCATACTAAGTCCAAGTAATTTAGGAGTTAATCGATAATGGCAAAGTACCAAGGTAGAACTGTAACACTTAACAAGCCACGCAGAATAGCCAAAGGTGAAACATCTTACGGCAAAAAGAAATCTGTTGTATATGTAACTGATGGCGATAAAGTTAAGAAAGTTACCTTTGGGGATGCCAACATGAAGATTAAGAAAGCTCAAGCAGGGCGTAGAAAGAGCTTCAGAGCGCGTCATAATTGTGATAACCCTGGGCCAAAAACAAAGGCCAGATACTGGTCATGTAAGGCGTGGTGATATGGCTAATTTATCAAAACCTACTGACTATGTATTAGGTGCTTTAGCTAAATTTTTTAGTCCAACCATCAAGGCGGCTAAAGAATTGTTGCAAGAAAAAGGCTCTTACGAACAATTAAAGATTACGATGTTAAGGAATGGAGCAAAGGCAGACGAGCTAGAGTGGTCGGGCGCAGATGATTTCTTTAAAGGTAAGAAGGTTACTAAAAGTGAAATTATTCAATATCTTACTGAAAATGATCCCAGACTTAATATAAACACAAGAAAAGTTGATTCAGGATTAACTGGTGAAACAGATTTTTTAACCGCAGAGGAAAGGAGGTCGTTGGCTGTAAGAGAAGTTATGCAAGATACAGATATGGTCAATGAAGAAAAATTAAATATTCTTGATGAGATGAAATCTAACCCTGACGATCTAGTGCCATTTGAATCTGAGCTTGCGTATGGAAGCTATGGTGATACTAATTCACAAATTCTTGAACAGCACAAAGTGAATGGTGACGATATAGATCTTTACTTAAAAAGTCGGTTACGTCAATCACTAGAAGACTCCTATGATGCAGATCCTCCTTCATTTTATGAGAGAAATAACATAGAAACACCTAGAGTTTTTGGTGCAGGTGACACTCAATATTCAAATTATTTTCCAGAAGGTGCTGAAGACTACACAGAAAATTTATTTCAATACTTTGATCCAACAGGAAGAATAAAAATGACTAATCTTGCTGGGAGTGGTCATTTTGGCGACGATGATCTAGGTACAGTAATGCACAGTCGAACAGGTATTTTTCCGACACGTTCGGGTGAAAAAGCTATGTATGTTGGTGAAGGTCAATCAGATCCATTCCAAAAACTTCAGCAAGGTAAAGATCTTACTGATCCAGAACCAATATATGAAAAGAAAAGAAACTTACCTAGACTTTTAACCAGAAATTATGACGAAAGTTTATCGGCTTCTAAAATGAACGAATTAACTGATAAAGTATATAGTGATTCCAATAAACTTAGAGCAAATAATAGAAAGATGTTTGCCAATAATTTAAGCGAAGAAGAGTTGGGTAGACTTGGGCGTGAAGCGGCTATTTTTAAAATAAACAAAATAATTAAAGACCCAACAAAGCAAAACGATACTTTTAAAGATATGGCAAAAGCCTTTAAAATTAAAGATGAGCTTCCATTAGATACATCATCATTTACTGAAGATGAATTGGAGTTTTTGCATTATCAGCTTTACAACTTTGACGAGTTTAGAGGTATAAATTTACTTGCCAAAGATGACAAAAGAAAAGCTGATGAACTACTGTCTGCTAGAATGCAAACTGCTTGGACTAGAGATCCATTGGGCGTAGAGACTGTTCAGGAATATATGGCTTCAAAGCCAGTAGATTGGCTAAACGAAGGTTTTAGGAGATATTATGGCAATTTAAATGCTGATAATATGTTACTTAAAATGGACATACTTGACACTCGAAAGGCAATAGACAAAATAGAGCTTGATAACTTTAGTGGTGAGCAAGGATTTAAAAAAGAAGGCGCGCCATTTATGTCATCTCAAGACAAGTGGGTAGACCAAATAATAGGCAAATCTATTCTGGATGCTGTAAACAATCCAAATGTCAATTATTTAACATTTCCTGATGATATAGGGGCAATCGCTAAAGTTACTGGAAAAAATATTGAAGATTTAGAGCCAGGTACAGAAAAATTTTATATAAGCGATACTCAAAACAGATTAAAGAAATTTCTTAAAAAGTTTGATGTAAATCCCCCGATAGAACAAGTATTTTTAGATCCACCGCCAATTAAATTTGGTGAAGGTAGGCTAAATATTAATGAACCTTTTAGTTCAAGAGGCATTCAGATAACGCCAGAGTTTAGAGAATCAGTAATTAAAAATGGTGTACCTACGGCGGCAATTGCGCCTATAATTGGTTATGGTGCGTTAAATAATATAGATCAAAACGAAAACGGAGATCAAATGTAATGGCTAAAGCGGCAGTTAAAAAAGTAGCGCAAGCAGAGATCAGAGCGGCAAAGAGCTTCTTAGAACGCCGTGGTCTAAAGTCTGATGACATTTCTCCTAGAAAGTTTGCAATAGCCGCTAAAGAGCTAGATAAAGGCTTTGCGGATACATTAAAGATACTGGCGCGTGAGTTGTCAGGTGGGAGCGTGTAATGGCTGATGAACAATTTATAGATAATATTCCAGAAAATTCTGGTGGCGCGGCACGATATGCTGGACAAAGTTTTTTGTTTGGTTTTGGAGATGAATTGGAAGCCTTATTTAAAACTGGTCAAATAAGCGGCGAAGAGTTTGAGCAAGCTAGAAGAAGTGCTGTAGAAAGTGCTAATAGATATGAAAACGAAAACCCAAATAAAGCACTAGCAATTGATGCCGCAGGATTTGTTCCAGTGGTTGCTGGCATGGCTATGTCTGCTCCTGTCTCAGTTCCTGCCGCGTTAACTGGATTAATTGCAAAAACTTTACAAAAAGTAGGGCCAATTAAAATTGGAGCTTTAGCTGGATTGGCGCATGGCGCTGGATCAACTGAACCCATTGAAGGAAATTTTTTGCAAAAAACAGATCATCGTATTGTTGGAGGATCAGATGATGCTGTAATAGGTGCTGGATTTGGTTTAGGATTATCAAAAGCCGCCCCACCTGTTATTAGATTTTTAGGTAATTTAAAAAGTAAACTTAGTTTTAAGTCAGGATCAATGTACAAATGAACCGCGCAAGTTTTGGAAAATTAATGACTGGAGGAAGTAAAATGAAGTACGGAAAAAAGAAAGCTGTTAAAACAAAGAAAAAAACAGTAAAGAAGAAGAAGGCCAAATCAAAAGGGAGATACTGATGGCTTCAGAAAGTAAAGACGTGACTGTTCACGTAACAGGTGTCTCCATGACAGGAGGTGTCAAGAATGACAGTCAGCGATCTGCTCCAACAGATCCGAAAAAATCTGGAGAAGGAGAAGCTAGAAATAGCTAAAAGTATGGTTGAAGGTCGGATTTCCGATTTCAATTCATATCATAGAAACGTGGGTATATCTGAAGGCTTAATGCAAGCGTCAGATATTATCCTCGCAACGATTAAAAATATAAACGAAGAGGATGTATAACGTGTCTCATCAACATGATAGAATATATAAAGACGAAGAAACTGATTCAGAGATCAGTGCAAATCAACTGCCAATACCTTTAAATTGGAAGGTCTTGGTTCAACCTAATCAGGTTAAAACTAAAACAGCAGGTGGTTTACATCTGCCAACAATATCCCAAGACAATGAAGAATACCTTACCGCTCATGGCACAGTTTGCGCCTTGGGTGATTTAGCGTATCGGGACAGAGACACTGGCAAGCGATGGCGTGCCGATGTTAGCCCCAAGGTCGGAGATCGCATAACCTATGGAAAATATGCTGGTCAGAAACTTGTTGTAAAAGGCGTTAAGTTCCTTCTGCTAAATGATGATGAAATAACATCAATTTTGCCAGAAGGTGTTGAAGTCGCCGCATATGTAGGGTGAACCAAATGGTAGAAAGCAATGTAATGAAAGAAATCGAAGACGAGATCAAAAGAGCCAAAGGAAGCTCTGATGATTTTGAAATCGAGGTCGTAGAAGATCCAGTTCAGGAAGCATCTGAAGAGGCAAAGGATGTTACCGAAGAAAAGCAAGAGCAACAAACTGAGCAAGAAGACGACTATGGGCCGAAAGTCCAAAAGCGTATTCAGAAACTTGTAACGCAACGCAGAGAAGCTGAAATACAAGCTCAACAAATACAAGAGCAAAATTCACAGCTTCAAAAGCGTCTAGAACGCCTAGAGCAAGGCTCTCAGCAATCCGCAGAGCAAATGTTCAATGATCGTTACAGTCAAACTAAGCAGGCTTTACACAAGGCTGTGGAGGAAGGCGACACAGAAGCTCAAGTAAATTTCCAAGAGCAAATGGCTGATATGAGAGCGGCTATGCGAATTGCAGAAATGCAAAAGCAACAACAACAGCAACGTGCTGTATCTCCGACAGTTGGACGCGCACAGCAAGCTGTGCAAAACCCAGCTCCACAAAAAGCTATGTCGTGGTGGCAACAAAACAATTGGTTTAATGCCGCTGGCTTTGAACGTGAAACGGCGGCGGCGCGTGCAATCGATGTTCAACTTGACTTAGAAGGTCACGACAAAAATTCTGATGAGTATTACGATCACTTAAACAATCGTTTACAAAAAGTTTTTCCTGAGTTATCATCTGGATCAAGTCCAAGTAGACCACGAACAAAAAGTAGATCACCAGTCGCCCCAACTACAGGCGGTTCGTCAAATTACAAGGGCAATAGAGTAAGAATGTCGCAAGAACAACTCAAGATGGCTAGAGAACTTGGAATCACTGATGAAAAAGGTCTTAAACAATATGAAGCTGAAATACGGCGTCAAAAAGGAGCCAGATAATGACTGAGAATAGAAATGTGCGCGCAGACGAAACTCGAAACTCTATGAGAGATGAGCAAGCTCGTCAAGAAACCTCATGGAAACCCCCAGCACTTTTGGATGCACCCGAAGCTCGTCCCGGTTTCGTCCAAAGGTGGGTAGCTACCTCGATTCAAGGGAAAGATACGCCAGACAACGTGTACAAACGTATGCGTGAAGGATGGGAAGCACGCAAAGCTGAGACTGTGAAGAGTAAGTTGTTTCCGACTATTAATCACGGACAGTGGGCAGGTTGTGTAGGAATTGAAGGAATGTTGCTTTGTGAAATGCCAGAAGAACGGCACAGATCAATGAAAGAATACTATTCTAGTAAGAATGGTGAGCAAAATGAATCAATTGCTAGCGATCTAGATGCTTTAGGACGGCGTACTGGACAACCGATCTTTCAAGAACGGAAGTCTTCTTCAAGTCGCGGTAGAAATCTTTCTGCCATGAGCGATTAACTCTAACGCTATAGGAGCGAAAAAATGGCAAATGTAGACGCCGCATTCGGGTTTGTTCCGATTCGTCACATGAGCGGTAATGCGCCTCGCACCAACAAATATACTATTGCAAGTGGACTTGCAGAAAACATCTTCAAAGGTGATATGGTTATTGTTGTTGCGGCTGGTACTATTACTCCTCATACTGCAACAGAAACCAACAACATTGGTGTATTCGATGGCTGTTCATATACAGCATCAGATGGATCATATGTTTACAGTGAGTATTGGCCTTCAGGCACAGTTGCTACTGACATCATTGCTTATGTATATGATGATCCGTACACAGTGTTTAAAGCACAGTCTGCTGGAACTACTGCACAAACAAATATCATGAATTGCTGTGATGTTGTTGCAGGCGCAGGTTCGACTTTAACAGGTCAATCTGGTTTTGAACTGAGTGGCACAATGGCGGCAGGAATAGCTTCTTGCAAAATCATTGCGCTTTACGATGCACCTGACAATGCTTTTGGTGCGAACGCGATCATGGAGGTTGTTATTAACGAACACCTTCTTGGTACTAATGTCGCTGGTATTTAAGGAAGGATTTAAATCATGGCTATGAATAGAGCAAGTTTTGCTAAAATGCTTGAGCCAGGTCTAAACACCTTGTTTGGCCTCGAATATGACAGTTACCCTGCTGAGTACGAAGCAGTCTTCTCATCAAACACTTCACAAAAAGCGTTTGAAGAAGATGTACTTTTATCTGGCTTCGGTTCTGCTCCAACAAAGAACGAAGGATCTGCTGTATCATATGATTCTGCGTCTCAACAATGGACTGCACGTTACCAACACGAAACGATTGCATTGGCATTCTCAATTACTGAGGAAGCTGAAGAAGATGGTCAGTACGGCTCAATCGCTTCTCGTTATACAAAAGCACTTGCACGCTCAATGGCTTCCACTAAGGAAATCAAAGCGGCAAATGTTTTAAATAACGCAACTACTGCAAATGGTGGAGATGGTACTACTCTTTTAAGTACAACTCACCCAACGCAAAATGGTAACCAGTCTAACACGTTAGCAACGGCGGCTGACTTGTCTGAAACATCATTAGAGTCAATTCTTATCCAAATTTCGGATATGAAAGATGATCGTGGTCTTCGGATTGCCGCTCAAGGTACGCAGTTGGTTATACCAACAGCTTACACATTTGTTGCAGAGCGTTTGTTGGAATCACAACTTCGCACAGGTACTGCGGACAATGACATCAACGCGATTAAATCTGGCGGCTACTTGCCAAAAGGTTATCATGTGATGCGCCGTCTAACAGATGGTGACCAGTTCTTCGTGACAACTGATGTTCCAGATGGTTTGAAAATGTTCCAACGTTCGCCTATGAAAAAAGGCATGGAAGGTGATTTCGAAACTGGTAACGTGCGCTACAAAGTGCGTGAGCGTTATTCTTTCGGTTTCACTGACTGGCGTGGTGTCTTCGGATCAGAAGGCGCGTAATATAATAAATCAAATTATTTTGATTAATCGAGGCGGTCTTAGGGTCGCCTCTTTTTTTTACTTACCCCCTTGCATTACTCTATTTAGTGTACTATATATTGTATATAGATAGAGAAATAAAGGAATTACAAAATGGCATATGTAGATAATCACCCAGGTGAAGCTAACTATTACAGTAGTATTCGCAATTACAAAATGGCTAATGCCGCCAATACAAAGCGTAAAAACTGGATCGCGTCTGATGATCGCGCTCAAGAAATTATTGATTTTGTTGAATTTGAAGATTCAAATGGTGCAGGTTTTTTATCAGCCGTTAAAAGAGGTGTTGATCAGTTTGGTAAGCCAACTGATAATATGCGTAACGCTATGGTCAAGATGATTGACAAGCGTGCGGCTCAAAAAGCTGAGTGGGCTACTAGAGATGGCAAGTGTGAGTTTGTCGGCACAGTGGGAGAGCGTCAGGCTTTCACTCTTACAGTCAAGCACGTTGTCGAGTTGGATGGTGGAAACTGGGGTACAAGCTACATCAACATCTGCCGCGATGCTGACGATAATATTGTGATTTACAAAGGATCTAATGATTGGGGCAAAGGCAATGCAGTTGAGTGTATGGCTAAAGTCAAAGATCATGGTGTTCGAGAAGGTGTAAGGCAGACTATCATTCAACGCCCTACCAAAGTAAAAATAAATGGCAAAGATTGGTAATCAACAAAACAAAGGCGGTCTTCGGATCGCCTCTTTCTTTTTAATTAAAGCTGTTGTAGTGTACTTTTATCCCTGACAGTCGCATGGTGTGACTGACTTTAACCCTGACAGGAGATTATTATGGGTACAACTACATTCTCTGGGCCTATCAAGGCTGGAACAATTAAAGAAACAACTGGAACTACTTTAGGTGTAAATATTAAAAACACTGGTCAAGTCGTTATGGCTCAAACCACTGATTTTAGTACCGCAGGTGGCGCACAAACAGCTACTGTTACCGATATCGTAATCCCAGCCGCATCACAAATTATTGACATCGTTATTGATGTACCTGTTGCTGTTGCAAACGCAACTTGCGTACTGAGCATTGGCGACACTGTTGGTGGCAACGCTACTTTTATAAACCAATTTTCAATTAGTGCCGCTTCTGGTGCAGGTCGTAAATATCCTACTACTGAAGCAGGTGGAGCATTGGCTTGGGCAGACGTTGGTACTGAAAAGCGTCTTACAGTAACCACTACTGGTGCTACTAATGCAGGAACAATTCGTTTCACTGTTATGTACCAACAGGCTATTGACCTTTAAAATTTATGGTGGGGTTTAATCCCCACCTACAACTATAGGAGTAGCAAATGGCGGATATTAAAACAGTAACAAAAATTTCAGAAAGCACTAGGGAAGTAATTTTTGCTTTTCAGTATCAGTATGTAGATGGTGGTAACGAAAGTGCCGTTAGTAAAATTGATGTTTCTGCTCTTACTAAAAGTGCAAATGGAGACACTTGCACAGGATTAAGAATTGCAGAATGTTGGTGGATTATTAAGGCAATGACTGTAGAGGTATTAGCAGACGCTGATGCTGATGTTATAGTTATGCATCTTGATGAAAACCAATCAGGTTATCAAGACTTCTCTAAATTTGGAGGTCTACCAGACACTGCCGATTATGGTGCAAATGGAACTGGTGACATTAAGTTTACAACAACTGGTGCAGGTGCAGTTGGAGATGCGTATCAAATAATTATACGCGGAATTAAACAATACTAGGGGACTTAAATGGCACTATCAGGAACTGTAGCCTTTAAACCAAATGTAGAAGAAATAATTACTGAAGCATTTGAGCGTTGCGGTGTAGATCCTCAAGTTCAAACTGGTGATAGGGCTGTGTCTGCAAGGCGCAGTCTTAACCTTCTTTTTTCAGAATGGTCTAACAGAGGCATTAATTATTGGTCTGTAGAGCAGAAAACTCTGACATTGGTAAATGGTCAAACTACACCATACACACTACCAGTAGGTACAATTGATATTATGGATGCGGTAATACGAGATAGTTCTGGTACAGATACTTCTGACCAGATTATAAATCGTGTATCTATCGCAGATTACAATCAGCTTCCAAACAAGACATCTAGTGGTAAGCCAAGCCAGTATATGTTGGACAGTCAAATAACACCACAGATTTACATTTGGCAAATACCTGACAGGACAACATACAGTATGGTCTATTGGGCTGTTAATCAACTTGACGACATTACAGCATCTAACCAAGACGCAGACATTCCATATCGTTGGAACGAATGCATATGTGCTGGATTGGCAAGTAAGTTAGCATTAAAATTTGCAAATGAAAAATTTACAATATTAAACGAAATGTATGAACGCGCATTTAGTTTTGCATCTTCGGCAGATAATGATGGTGTAAGTTTAAGGATTCGGCCTACTGCGCTGAACTTATCTTAATGGGGAAATACGCAAGAGGAAAAAAATCCTACGCGATAAGCGACATAAGTGGTCTTCGGGTTAAGTATACCAAACTGAAGACAACTTGGGATGGCTTGCGTGTTTCACCTGAAGATTACGAACCAAAACATCCACAACTTACTCCTGCTAAAAATGTTGTGGACGCAACTGCCTTATTTAATGGTAGGCCAGACAACGATCCAGACAATGTTGTTGTCTATATTGGATTTACACAAGATTGGACAATAGATCCAAGGGCAAGGCCACCTGTTGGAGTTCCGTCTATAGGCGAAGCTGGTTATGCTGATATACATAATGATCGTATATTTAGTATATCTGGAGTATCTGGAGAGGCTAATGTTGGAGACGCATTTGTATCTGATAATGAAGATTTAGCTGTTAGTGGTACGGCTGGTACAGGTGGTATTTCGTCAGAAACTGCTTCTTATCTTCAGTATTCAATAACTGTCGCAAACGCAGGATCAGGAAACAGATACTATGTTGATTCTATTCTTCAACAACAACTTTATCTGCAAGAAGGTAAAACTTATAGGTTTGATCAATCAAACTCTTCTAATTCAGGGCATCCAATAAGGCTTTCAACAACATCTAATGGTACACATGGTGGAGGTTCTGAGTACACTACAGGAGTAACAACAAACGGAACGCCTGGATCTTCTGGTGCTTATACAGAAATTACTGTAGCTTCTGGCGCACCAACGCTTTATTATTACTGTACTAACCACTCAAACATGGGTGGAACTTCTTATACACCATCATCTGGAACTATATCTCTTGCGATAACTGTCGCAAATCCAGGAAGTGGCAATAAATATTATATCGACACTGGTGGCCCTGCTCCAACAATAAGTTTGACAGAAGGCACAACGTATAGGTTCGATCAGTCAGATTCTTCAAATAATAATCACCCATTAAGGTTCTCAACAACTTCTGGGGGTTCACATAGCGGTGGAAGCGAATACACAACAGGTGTTACAACAAGTGGGACACCGGGTAACTCTGGGGCTTACACTCAAATCGCCGTGGCATCTGATGCTCCAACTCTTTACTATTATTGCACAAATCATTCTGGTATGGGCGATCAACTCAACACCCCAACAATCACTGTTGTTTCAGGTACTGAGCTAGTAGGCGAAATAAATGAGACAGGCGTATCAGGTACAGGTGCAGTAGGTTCTGAATTAATTCAAAACGATGCAGTTCCAAGTGGCGTATCAAGTACAGGTGCAGTAGGTAATGAGTCTCTCTTTATCACAACAGATGCTCCAGTGTCTGGAACTGGTGGATCAGGTGCAGTGGGAACTGAAGTACCTGAATTAGAATTAAATGAGACAGGTGTTAGCGGTATAGGTGCATTAGGTAATGAAACCTTCGAAGGTGCGCCTTCAGCAATTGGAGCCGTAGGTACAGGCGCAATCGGTAGTGAAGTTCCTGAATTAGAGTTAAGTCAAACAGGTGTTTCTGGAGATGGCGAGTCAGAAGGCTTCGGAATTTCTGGTGATGGTAACATTCAATTGCTTGTTACAGGTATTTCAGGTATAGGTTCAACAGGTGCTGTTGGTGAAGAAGTTTCAATATCTGAAGCACTTGAGACAGGAGTTGGCGGATCTGGAGGTACAGGAACAGTTAGTATTCTATCTGGTGCTAACGGATTAGGTTGGGGAATTGGCACATGGGGCGATGGTGCTTGGCAAGCTGATACTCTTCCACGCCCAACTGGTGTAGGCTCAACTGGCGGTGTTGGAACAGTAGGAACGCAGATAGAAACATCTTGGGGTGTAGATGGATGGGGTGAAGGTACTTGGCAGTGAGGATAGATAAGTGAATTATACGCAATTAAAAGCTAATATAGAAAACTTCTTAGAAGACGATTCAACAGAGCTACAGGCATCAGTTGATGAAATTATTGCACAAGCTGAAGATATGATCTTTCAGAGATTACCTAACTTACCTTGCTTTAGAAACACAACGAGTGCTAATTTAGTTGCAGGTACAAATGACTATGTAGTGGCATCTGCACGTATGATTAGGCAAGTATCAGTAATTAGCTCAAATATTTTATCATATTTAGATCATAGAGTTGACTCTTATTTACGAGACTATTGGCCTAATTTAACTACGCAAGGAACACCAAAGTTTTATAGCACAAAATCAGCAACGACATCAGGTACTACAATAACAATAGCACCAACGCCAAATGCGGCTGATACTTATCAAGTGGACTTCATTGCCCCAGAAACTGGGCTAAGTTCAAATAATGCTAACACATGGGTTGGCGACAACGCTGAAAATGTGTTACTATCGGCGTGTCTATATGAAGCATCTGCATTTCTAAAAGCTGGAGAGACATTAACGCTTTATAAAACACAATTTGACGAAGCGGTACAATTATTTGTACAAGAGATGCAACGCGATTATGCGGCAGAATATAACGGAGGTTTATAATGGCTATTACACAAGCAATGTGTACCCAATTTAAAAAAGATGTAATGCTTGGGTTACATGACTTAGACACTGATACAATAAAGATTGCTCTTTACACAAGTAGTGCAACTTTAAATGCTACTACTGACACTTACACAACATCTAACGAAGTTGCTAATGGTAACGGATACGCTACTGGTGGAGTAACACTGGCAAATGCATCTGTAATTGAAAACGGAACAAGCGGATGTTTTGACTCTGATAATCCTGAGTGGACATCAGCTACCTTCACGGCGCGTGGTGCGTTAATATATAACGATACAGACGGAGATAGAGCTATCGCTGTATTGGACTTTGGCGGAGACTTCACAGTTTCTTCAGGTACTTTCAGAGTTGTTTTCCCTGCTCAAACTGCTTCAAATGCAATTATAAGGATCGATTGATATGGCTTCAACCTATGTAAATGACTTACGCCTCAATGAGATGGCAACTGGCGATCAGTCAGGCTCATGGGGTACAGTAACGAATACAAACCTTGAATTGATTGCAGAAGCGTTTTCTTATGGCACTGAAGCTATAACGACGAACGCTGACACGCATACAACAACAATAGCAGATGGTGGGACTGATCCAGGACGTTCAATGTTCTTAAAGTATACAGGTACTTTGGACTCAGCTTGTACAATTACAATAGGCCCAAATACTGTTAGTAAACTTTGGTTCATTGAAAATGCCACAAGTGGATCTCAAAATATTATTATTAAGCAAGGATCTGGTGCAACAGTTACGATTGCTAGTGGTAAAACTAAAGTAATCTACTCTGATGGCGTAGGCTCTGCCGCTAAAATGGTTGATGCTTTTGATTCCTTGAGTGTTGGTGCTTTAAGTGGAACAACTGGTACATTCTCAGGAGCAGTTGCTACAGGTAATATTGCTCATGCAAGTAACTTTACATTAGACGTTGGTGGAGAAATTAATCTTGACGCAGATACTTCTGGTGTTGTTAGGCTGAAAGATGGTGGTACTGAGTATGGCACACTTTTTACTACTTCTTCAAACTTTCTTATAAAAAGCCAAGGCAATGACAAAGACATTATTTTTCAAGGCAATGATAGCAGTGGGTCAGGGTTTACAGCCCTAACCCTTGATATGTCAGCGGCAGGTGCGGCTACGTTTAATGGTGCTGTAACAGCCAACGCAGGTGTAGTAGTAGACCAACTAACAATTGATGGTGGAAATATAACCAGTAGTTCTGGTGGTATGACAATTAGTGGTGCTGACGATATTACTGTTGATGCTGTTGGCGATGTAATTTTATCTTGTGATGGAGACCAAGTTAAGTTTGATGATGGCACATCAACTAGATTTACGTTTAATTTGGACTCAACGCCTACTATGGGTATGGGAA